AGCTGATCTTTTTACCTTTGCAAAGTTAGTTAATCATCAACGTCTTTGTGGTGAGATGCATAGAGAGGTCTTCAAGTTCCTTGAGGATAATAAGATGGATCAACTCCTTCTTCTTCCTCGGGCGCATATGAAGAGCCATTGTGTCGCGGTATGGTGTGCATGGTGGGTAACTAAATATCCTGAGACAACTATCCTGTACATCTCAGCTACAGCAGAATTAGCAGAGTCTCAGCTATATGCTATTAAGAATATATTAGGCAGTGCAGAGTATAAAAGATACTGGCCTGATATGATTGAACCAGACGAAGGTAAACGAGAGAAGTGGTCAAATAGCGCTATCTCTGTTGACCATCCAAAACGTAAAGAAGAAGGGATACGGGATCATACTATTAAAACTGCCGGTCTCACTACTAATACGACTGGATGGCACGCTGATGTTGTTGTTCCTGACGATGTAGTTGTACCTGATAATGCCTATACGGAAGAAGGCCGACGAAAAGTAGCAATGGCTATGTCGCAGATTACTTCCATTCTCAATACGGGAGGATTAACTAAAGCCTGTGGTACACGCTATCATCCTTCCGATATCTATGATACATGGTTGAATATGACTATGGAGTTATATAAAGAGGATGGTACACCTATTCTAAATAATGAAGGTACTATTAAGACTAGAGCAGTTTGGAATGTTATGGAGAAGGTTGTAGAGGAGGATGGTGTTTTCCTATGGCCTAGAGCAGTCAGACCTGATGGTAAAGCTTTTGGTTTTAATATGAGAGAGTTAGCGAAGATTAAAGCGAAGTATGTTGACCGTACCCAATTCTATGCACAGTATTATAACAATCCTAACTCTCCTGAAAGTCAAAGAATAGACTATTCTAAATTTCAGTATTATGATAAGACCTATTTAACTTACAACGGATATAAGTGGCATTTTAAAGGGATTCCTATGAATGTTTACGCTGCCGTTGACTTCGCATATTCAGTGGGAGAAGCTTCAGATTTTACTTCTATTGTGGTTATAGGCGTAGCTTCTAATGGGCAATACTATATTCTAGATATGGCTAGATTTAAAACTGATAAGATTACTAAATACTATCAAGAAATTGAACGCTTACACAGCCAATGGCATATTAAGAAACTACGCGCTGAAGTAACAGCCGCTCAGGTGGCCATAGTACGTGACTTGAAGAGTAAAATGAAAGAAAAGGGTCTAGCCCTACCTATTGAAGAGCATAGGCCCACAACGAAAAAAGAAGAGCGGATAGCCGCTATTCTCGAGCCAAGGTATGAGTCCATGCTTATTTGGCACTATCAAGGAGGCTTTACTCCGGTATTAGAGGAAGAAGTAGTGCAAGCAAGACCAAGGCATGATGATTTAAAAGATGCGTTAGCAGCAGTGATTGAAATGGCTACACCTCCTGCGCATAGAGAAACACGTAGAAAAACACAATATAACCCAAGTAACCGTAAACGGTTTGGAGGCGTACGCTAATGGCTGGTTCAGTCGCAGAATTAAAGAATATTATCGAGCCTGAAGGTCTTGCATCAGCTATCACTATGATGTATGATACATTTAAAACACAAAGTGCAGGTTGGCGTGCAGAGCAACTAGAGAGGCGTAACTTCGTCTTTGCTACTGATACAAGTACTACAGCAGTAGACTTGTTACCTTGGCAGAATACAACTACTCTACCTAAGCTTACGCAGATTAGAGATAATCTTCATGCTAATTATATGGCTGCTGTCTTTCCTAATGACGATTGGTTTACATGGGAAGCCCATACCGAAGATGCTGCTCTTAAAGTGAAGAGAGATTCTATCTTAGGCTATATGAAGAATAAGGTTAGACAGAGTAACTTGCGCTCTACAGTAAGTCAACTCTTGTATGATTATATTGACTTTGGTAATGTCTTTGCAGATGTAGAGTACGCTAATGAAGTACATACCGATCCAGAAACTCTGGAAGAAACTGTAGGTTATATTGGCCCACGTATCCTTCGGATTAATCCTATGGATATTGTTATTAATCCTGTTGCCGTATCCTTTGCAGCTAGTCCTAAAATAACACGGCAACTTTGGACTATTGGAGAATTTAAAGATTTTATAGAGAAAAATCCTACAGTCTATGATCTTACTTCTGTAGCTAAACTGGATGATATTCGTAGTAAAGCGAATGGTTTCACTAAAGATGATTTTGAAAAGTCTGAAGCGTATAGTGTAGATGGCTTCGGCTCTCTGTGGGAATACTACCAGTCTGAATTTGTAGAAATACTGGAATTTGAAGGCTCTATTTATGATGCGCAAAATCAAGTAATGAAGAATAATGTCGTCATTACTGTAGCCGGAAGAAGCACTATTCTTCGAGATACGTCTAATCCTTCTTGGATGGCAGAAGGAACTAAAGTTCATGTTGGCTGGAGGAATCGTCCTGATAATCTTTATGCGATGGGACCATTAGATAATCTAGTAGGAATGCAATATCGTATTGACCATCTTCAGAATGCTATGGCTGATGCTGTAGATATGAATATTGATCCGCCTAAGAAGATTGTAGGAGATATACCTGAATTTAATTGGGGACCGAGAGAAGAGATACTAGTAGGAGAGGATGGGGATATTATCCCTATGCCTGTTGATCTCTCAGCTCTTAATGTAGCCCTAGAAATAGATCGCTTAGAACAGAAGATGGAAGAATTTGCTGGTGCTCCTAAAGAAGCTATGGGCATTCGTACAGCGGGAGAGAAGACAGCTTTTGAAGTGCAGACTCTTAGCAACGCAGCCAGTCGTATTTTTCAAGAGAAGTTAGATCACTTTGAGATTAATATCTTAGAACCTCTATTAAATAACATGCTTGAGATCGCCCGAAGAACTATGGATGGTAGAGACCTTATATCCACGATGGATGACGATGTTGGTGTACAAGAGTTTCTAAATATTACTAAAGAGGATATTACGGCTGAAGGTAAACTACGCCCTATTGGTGCTCGTCATTTTGCAGCGCAACAGCAGCTAACACAGAATCTCCTAGGATTAGCAAATAGCCCTATTTTTCAGATTGTCTCTCCACATTTATCTTCTAAAAACTTAGCTAATCTAGTAGAAGAAGTTCTCGGCCTTAAGAGATTTGATCTCTTCTCTGAATTCGTGGGTATTGAAGAACAAGCAGAGGCAGCTCAATTTGCTAATCAGATAGAGGAAGATGCGCAAGTAGCAGGAACCCTGCCTCCTCCTGAAGGTTTTGTAGCGCAGGAAGGAGAAGCACCACAAGGTGTACCACAAGGAGTACCGCAATAGATGCCTATATCTAAATTATGGACTAAGGACTTAAAACTTGATGAAGATAAAGAGCGCTTTAAAGAGTCTTTAGTCCAATCTAAACATGTCTTTAAAGTTTTAAACCAAATCATTGATAACTTTATTGAACAAAATGATAAAGATAGGTTAAAGAAAGATGTATACTCCAGACCTAATTGGGCTTTAGAACAAGCAGATTTGGTAGGGGAAACAAGGGCTTATAAAAAAGTTTTAGAATTGTTAAAAAATAGCTTGACATAAGCTCTAAAATATGGTATAATAGAGTATAGTTTACATACCCTTGTAATTATAATTTATCACAGATAGGAATAAAATGGCTGAGTCTGACCAAGGCAAATCCGAAGTAGATGCGAATGCACCTACCACTACCGAGATAACTGATCCGTATAAAGATGTATTGTCTCAAATTACTAACCCAGAAGGGTCTCAGAAATATAAGGATGCTCTTACTGCTCTAGAAAGTATTAAGCCTAAAGACGATATGATCGTCCAGCTCCAGGAAGAAATTGCTGAAGCGCAGCTTAAGACACTAGAAATGGAAGATGAACTAAGTAAAAGAGATTCAACACAGGAGTTAGTAAAAAAAGTCATGGAAAATCGTCAGCAACAGCAGAACACAGAAACACCATCTGGGGAAGACGCAGAGAAGAAGATTGACATTGGCGAACTTGTTAGGAAAGAACTAGCTGGTATCAAAGCTGAAGACAGTAAGGTAGCAAATAGACAGTCCGTAGCAAGTGAGTTAGCAGAACAATATGGCGATAAAGCCAATACTATTCTTGCTAACAAGATGGCAGAGCTAAAGGTATCACCGGAATTCTTTACAAGTGTGATCGAACAGTCTCCTGCCGCAGCCCTAGAGTTGCTTGGCATGAAAACAAAAGCTAGAGCAGCTCCAGTTAAACCTCAAGGTTCAGTTCGCGCTGAATCATTTTCTGAAACGACTCCTTCAGGGCACTCCTCTGTAATGATTGCAGATAGTGCAGAGATTACAGCTTCATGGGAAGCCCATATGAAAGAAGTCTTAGCCTCATAAGGTAAATTAAAATGGCAAATACTACTGGTAACAGTACCGCAGTCATTGAATCTCAAGTCTTCTCGAATTTTATTTCGACTAACTTGAACGACGGTCTACTTCCCGGTATCTTCTTCCGTGATGTCTCCGACTTTGGTTCCGGTACTACTCTCAATATTCCTACAATCGGTGCTCGCACAATTCAGGATGTCTCTGAAAATGAAGCACTCGATTTCACCCCAATTGACAGCAACACTGTTACATTGACTATTACCAATCAAGTTGGTGATGCGTTCTTTGTTACTGATGACCTTCGTGAAGATGGATACGCAGTTGGTCCACTAATGGCTGAGTCTGCTCTTCAGACTGTTATTGGTCTTCAGGAAGACCATGAATCTAAGTTCTTAGCACAATGCAACTCTGCTCAGACGGATGCTGCTGCTAATCTCGTTAATGGCTTTGCTCATCGTATCGCTTCTGCTGAAACAGATGATGTTATCGCCCTCTCTCACTTTATTGATATGAAACTTGCTTTCGATAAAGCTAATGTCCCTATGGCAGGTCGGATTGCAATTGTTGATCCTGTCACTGCTTCTACTCTAGATGGACTTGTTTCTATCACAAATGATGTTACTCCCTTTGCTGAACGTATTCTTCAAAACGGATTTGATCGTGATCATCAGTTCTTAATGAACTTATATGGTTGGGATATTATTACATCAAATCGTCTAGCTAAAGGAGACTTTGGCGATGGAACTGAAAGTGTAACCGGAGGTGTAGCTAATGTCTTTATGTCTGTCATGAGTGATAATCATAAACCTATTATGCACGCATGGCGTCGTACACCTAAGACTGAAACTGAACGTAATGTCGGTCTTCGTCGGGATGAGTTTACAACTACTTCTCGTTTTGGTTTCGGTGTTACCCGTACAGATACACTCGGTATTGTCATCACTTCAGCAACTAATACATAGAAAGGAGTAGTATATTATGACTATTGAACTAGCAACTACTCGTGGAGTGAACAACTATTACGGTGTTCGCACTACTGATGAACAAAGGTCTTCAGTCCAATATGTCGGGGGTAATAAGTACACCCTTGAAGTTGGTTTTCGTGGATCAGATATTTCCCTCAACGCTTTCGTCAAACTTCCCGCAGGGGCAAGTATTACTTCTGCAACGCTAGAAGTTATTGATGTCTTTGCTTTGGCTGGCACAACTCCGACAGTTAACCTTGGTACTAAAGGCTCTGCTGCAACTAATGGTTTCCCCATTACTGAGGCACAAATTGAAGCTACTGGTTTCACTGATCTAACAGGTGCTCTCACAGGCACATGGGCAGCTCCTCTCGCTGCTGAAACTACTATTGATCTTGAACTAGCTGGTGCTGGTGCTGCATTAACAGCAGATACAGGCCACGCTGTAATCAAAGTTAATTATGAGCTAATCGGAGCTTAACTATCTCTACCGACCGGGCGGCTATGTTTCAGAGTATTCTCTGTATAAACTTCATAGCCGCCTTTCTTTTATCAATTTAATCTATAGGATGTCATGTGGCAAATATTAACCATCAAGATTTAGCAGACCCTAAGCTACACGAACCTAAAGATGTCGCTTCTGCTGCCACTGGTACAGTATATTTAGCAAATGGAACAGGCAGCGGAAATTGGTCTGCTGTTCCGGGAGCAGGACAAAATCAAGTAACAATTAATAATGCTTCAGATTTCCCTGCGGCTGTGGCTGGAGTTATTTCTCTTGAAGATGATACTGTATACCAAATATCAGGATCAATTAATATTGGATCAGATCGTTTTCAGTTAGGTAATCAAAGTCAAATAGAAGGAAGTATTGTCTCTGTTGATTCTATTACTTCTACTACAACAGGTTCTCTTTTTACAGCAACTACTTCAGTTACTTTTAAAAATATAACTTTAAGTGCTGTTAATGCTAAAATATTCTCTGCTACTGGCGGGGGTTCTCTTGCAGAAATTCTTATTGTCTCTAATGTAACTATTCTTACTTGTGATACAGTAGGAACATTTACTAATTGGGGATTAACAGTATTTAGTGAATTTGGTCTATTAGGCGCGACAACTTCTGGAATAAATTTTGTAGGTGCTTGTGGAGAATTAAAAACATTTGCAGCTACATATCAAGGTTATGCAGGAATTGGAGTTGATTTAGGTACTGCAACATTTAATGGTGTTTTTATTGGGCCAAATGTACGGTTTACTTCAGCTTCAGGAGCTACTGGATTAGACGTAGCCCCGAACTCAGCTAATATAAATGCAAATCTTCGGGGTTTTATAAATAATACTATTTTTGAAGGGGTTGGTACAGGTACAGTAGGATTAGCTATAACTGATAAATTATGGAGCCTAGCCAATAACGCAGGAGTTGAGGATACACATTATGGTGCTCAAGGCAATATTATTGGATCAGCATTAGCAACTACTTTTACTGGATTAGGTAGTGGTAATAGTGTACTTGTTAATTTCGGCACTGCGTTTGTTACAGATGTAGAGGATCAATTTACTGTATCTAATACAGGTAGGATTATATATATTGGGAAAGAAACACGTCTTTTCTTCGCAGATGCTACACTTTTTGCTCAAATTACGGGGGGCGCTTCTCGACAATATGTATATACAGTGTCTAAAAATAGTACACAAATTGCCTCATCTAGTTCTAAAACTGAATATGATGGATCAAGTCCGGGCGCAAACTCCGTAACATCTATAGTTGAACTATCTGAAAATGATTTTATTGAGCTTAAGGTATATGCTGTTACAGCTACAACCACACTAACTGTAGATACTTGTTCTTTTAAGATTGTAGAAAGTTAATAAGGAATAATTATGCAGAATAATATTGTCAATCTCTCTGTACATAAAAATAATAGTGCACAACGTAAGCGTAAACAGAATCGTAAGGTAATGCTAAATTGTGTAAAAGATATGGCTAGTAGTGAGTGTGTAAGTGGTTTTTATTTTATTTCATGGGATGAAGAAGGAACATACTTCCAAGATAGATTACATGATCCTGAAGCTGCAATAGGGAAAAATATGCTTCCATCCTATGTCTCTGGAGCTATCCAACGTATGATTAACGCTATAGATAATGAGGATTAGATTTAGTGGCCTTTAAAACAGTACTACAGATAACACAAGACATTCTCAATGAGCTAGATGGAGATGAAGTTAACAGTATTAATGATACTGTTGAAGCTACACAGATAGCTAATATTGTCCAAACTACTTACGAGAAAATGTCGGCTAATAGAAATTGGCCTTATCAGAAGCAACTCACACAGCTTGAAGGTCTTTCTAATGTCTTACGCCCTAGTCATATGCAAGTAGCAGATGATGTTAAAGAAATCTTTGATATTTCTTATGATAAAATTAAAGTAGGGAATACGCGTAAACAAATTCTTCCTGTAGTTTATTTAGAACCAGATGCTTTCTTAGTGACTATTAATGGTAGAGATAGTACCTCTACAAATACTACTACTGTTATAGATACGAATGGCGCTACTCTTCTCATTAGAAATAATATTGCCCCTTCATGGTGGACTTCTTTTGATGATAAAGAGATTGTATTTGATTCTTTTGATAAGCTTGTAGATACTACCCTCCAGAAAAGTAAGACACAAGTAATCGCCTTTGTAGAAGAACCATTCGTTCTCTCTGATAACGCTGTTCCCCCTATTCCTGCTGAAGCATTTCCTGCTCTCGTTGCAGAGGCTAAGGCTACTGCTGCTTTCTCTATCAATCAGATAGTAAATAGTAAGGCAGAGAAGGACGCTAGAAAGCAGAGTGGATGGTTAAGTCAGAAGGTCTTTAAGACTAGAGGCGGCATCAATTATAAAACTAATTTCGGTAGACGGAGAATTAAATGAGTTCAGTAAAGCGATCATTAGTGATTGGTCAATCTAAATATACTCTCTTTCGTATTTCTTGGGTAGGTGGAGGAGAGGTTCCAGATATGCTTAAGGGTGACTTCACTAGTCTAGGAGCAGCACAGCTAGCCTTAGAAGCCTTCTATACTCAAAGAGATGCTAATGTAAAGGCTCCCGCCTTTAAGTATAAAAAGCCGCCCGCTAAGAAGACTAAGGAGAATAAAAATGCCTAGTGATACTCCAGCCGAGCGTAAAAAGAAGCGTAAAGAGCTAACTAAGAAGCGTAAAGCTACGGCTAAAAAGAAGAAACTTAAAAAGTAATAAAGAAACAGTGAATGGCAAGAGCTGAAGCAAATAAAGAATACAATTCCTTTGTCGCAGGACTGATAACAGAAGCATCTCCTCTTACCTATCCAGAGAATGCAAGTATCGACGAAGAGAATTTTATACTGTCTCGTAAAGGAAGCAGACGAAGACGCTTAGGCATGGATTACGAAACTAACTTTGTTCTTACTGATACGGAATTAACACCTGCTAACTTTGCAGTTAAAGCTGTTTCTACTTTTGAATGGAAAAATGTCAATGATGATCCTACTGTGGGTCTTCTTATAGTTCAGATAGGTAATAAACTTTATTTCTATGATCTTTTTGATGCAGCGTCTAGCAGAGTACAAAAGAATCTTTCAGCTACAATTACACTAGATAATGCTCCAGAAGATATAGTACAATTTGCACCTATCGTTGGACGGCTAGTAATCACTACAGGTACTACCAAAATAACTGTACTTGAATACGATGAACCTAACGATACTATTATTTCTACTCAACGTAATCTGTATATTAGAGATCTTTTAGGAGTAGACGATGGGTTAGGTACAAGTAAACGTCCTGCTGCTTTGTCAGATACGCATAACTATAATCTACAAAATCAAGGATGGTCAAGCACTAATATCAATGCATTTAAATCCTCTCAAGGAGTATACCCGAGTAATGCAGATATTATGCATCTAGGTAAAGATGCCAATGAGGACTTTGATGCTACAGTTCTAATCAAGCAGAATTTTGGCTCTACTCCCGCAGCTAAAGGTAAAAATATCTTAGACGCCTTTGCTCGTGGATCTACGCGTAATACTAAAGGCTCTACGCCTAGAAGTACTAATCCTTTTACAGGAGCATTTACTGGAAGCTTTATTGACTATGAGATCCTAACTGACTTCACTACACCTACTCTGCCAGAAGACGAGACTTTAAGAGGTTGTAAAACTATTGCGCATTATGCAGGTAGACTGTGGTATTCAGGCGCTCAGAGCGATCTCTCAGACGCAGATAGTAAAAGTCCTAATCTTGGTTCATATATTTTCTTTAGTCAGATAGCAGATAATTTAGATAAGATTAGTATTTGTCATTCTGAAGCCGATCCTACTTCTGAACATATTTCTGATATTATTGACAGCGATGGAGGTACGATTAAGATTACTGAAGCTAGTGATATTATTAAGTTAGTTCCAGTAGCAGATGGATTAGTCGTCTTTGCTTCTAATGGTGTATGGCAGGTAGTAGGAGGAGATAGCGGCTTTAGTGCTACTGCCTTCCAAGTTATTAAAATTTCTGATATTGGTACTATCTCTGCTGCCTCTGTTGTAGCTGTAGATAATGTAATCTTTTATTGGGCTAAAGCAGGTATTTATCTTCTACAGCCAGACCAAATATCCGCAAGGTTAACTGGCCAGAATATCTCTGAACAAACTATTCAAACGCTTTATAATGAAATTAATCGTGTAGTCAAAAATAATGTAGTAGGCATATATGATGATGCAGCTAATCAAGTAAGATGGTTGTACACTGCAGACGAAACGTATGATGGCGTTAATAATAGATATGCCTTTGATAAGGAACTCATTTTCGATATTACTCTTAGAGGCTTCTTTAAATCTGCTATTAAGTCTATACCAACTAAAAGTCCTGTTGTAGGCGCGTATATCAATATCGAAGATATTATCTCTACCGAAACTATCCTTGATGTGGTATCTAATGGGGATGATGTTATTACTGTAGACGGGGATGATGTAGTCTCCCCCCTCTCTACATTTGGTAGAGGTGTTAAATCTATCAAATATCTCGCTATCGTAGAAGAGACTACTATGCAGTTTACTGCTTCCTTATATAATAATACTGACTTTCTTGATTGGAGGATTACGAATAGTATAGGGGTAGATGCAAATGCTTTTCTAATTACAGGCTTTGATACATTCCAAGATACTCAGCGTTCTAAGAAAGCTACATATATCACGACACATATGGAGTTTACTGAGACAGGCTTTGATGCTAATTTAGATGCTATTAACTCTAGTTCTTGTCTCCTACAGGCACAGTGGGAATGGGCTAATAGTGTTAACTCAGGTAGATTCTCTACGCCACAGCAGATATATAGACTTAGGAGGCAATTTCTTCCGAGTGGATCAGGAGATCCTTTTGACTATGGCTTTGATGTAGTTACTGCTCGAAGTAAACTAAGAGGTAAAGGTAGAGCCTTATCATTAAAGTTTACTACAGAACCGGCTAAAGATTGTGTTATCCTTGGTTGGGGTTTGAATATAACTGGAGAAGTTAAAGTATAATGAGGCATTTAATACTAGAAACTCCAGAAGCAGATTTATTTTTAGAAGAGGATGTAGATAAAAATCTTTATTTACACCTTGATTATAAAGCAGATAAATGGACTAAAACAATCTACTTAAATATGTTACAAACTCTTACAGAAATTTTAGAAGGGTTGGAAAAAAAGGGGGTTAAAACTTTATATGCTCTTCTCTTTAAAGAAGATATTAAAATGATACGCTTTACAACTGCATTTGGTTTTGTACCCGAAGCAGAGAATAAGGATTATCTTCGTTTAAAATTAAAGGTGGTAGATGGGTAAAGAAATTTTTGCAGCAGCATTAGGCGGTCTTCAAGTGGGTGCGAAAGTAGCAGAAATTTCTGCTAC